GTATATGTTTTTTTGTTTTCTAAATCCAAAATAGTAATGATTTTATTCACAATTTCTTTGGTTGGTACGAAACAATCTGGTCGTTTCTTACCCATTTGTTGGTATTGTAACAGAAACAGAATGTTTAGGAATTGTTAGATACCTATTTAGAAAATTATTATAATCCCTATAAAAAAATGGTTTCCAGGAACTATTACACCGTTTGGTCCGAGGGACCAAACGGTGTTTTATTGGCAAATGTATATAAATATTGAAGGTCATGTAGGTCAGAACTGTTAGTCTATATATTTCTAAGATAATATTATACTAGGATGCCGCACGGAGCGCCTGTCCAACGTAATTACGACCAAGGCATTCCTATGGACCCCAATGTAGTGAAGAAGGCATATGAAAAAAGTGAGCAACTAGACGCTGAAAAAGAAACCCTCGAAAATAAAGCTAGAATTGCTAAAGAAAATTACACGGAAATTCCTAATATCCATAGTGCCAAAGAGTGGGTAGTTGCAGAAAATAATTTCCGGAAGGTCTCGCCATATTTGACACGGGCGGCCGGTAATTTAGCGGACGCCACTGCTGCTGTCGTGAAGTTCGCCCCCCACTGATGAAAAAGCGATAGAAGCGGCCAAAGAAGCTCTTGAAAGGTACAATCTGTTTATTGATTTAGATGATGAAACCTCAGATTCTGATACTGACGATTCTGATACTGACGATTCTGATGATGACAATTCGTCAACCTCCCCCGCTCCCCAGCCCGCTCCCTCTGATTATGACGATTCTGATGATGACAATTCGTCAACCTCCCCCGCTCCCCAGCCCGCTCCCCAGCCCGAACTCTTACAATTGATAGATTATGACGAGAATTTATTTGAACAAGTGAACCCAACCGGAGAACAACCCTTAAATTTTACTGATACATATTATTTCTTAATGTATAATACACAATTAAAAAAAAACAATTAATTAGTGTAAAATTAAATAAAGATGGTAGTTTAAATACAACGGTACCTGAATACCAAAAACTATTTAATTCCATTACAAAAAATTATAATCCACAACAGCTTACCGATGCTATGTATAGGTTAAAACCAAATGGACCCCGTGGACCCCGTGGAGGAAAATCTCGTTCGCAAAAAAAGAAACCACGCCGCAAAACCGTCAAACCGCGTCGTAAAACCGTCAAACCGCGTCGTAAAACCATCAAACTACGTCATAAAACCATCAAACCGCGTCGTAAAACCGTGAAACCGCGTCGTCAAAACACCAAACGGCACAGGAAAACAAAATCAAGAAAGTAAGGAACACCAAGGCAATAGATAATTATATTATCTATTATGTTACATCTTCGCATATATTCTGCGAAGCCGCGCGTGGTAACGTTACTTTGCATTGTGTTCCACTAGAATCTCCCCCTTCAGGGGGGCGATTTAAATCGGCAAAGGGGTAAAGACTCCGAAGTTCGCGCAATTCGTTCCGAATATCCAGGAGAACCGACATCATTATGGACACGTCGGGAATGGTCTCCAACGGAATGACCCCGGGTGTCTCCGGATAATCCTCCTTCTGGATGTGTAGGGTGCGGCGTGTGACGGGTGTACGAACCGCGGTTTGGGAGGGCGCGATAACATTTGCGGAAGACAAATCCGGAGGAAAATACAACAATTCTCGCTCGCGCATTTGCTGTTGGACCAGTTCGTCCATATTGTCAATGACCGAATCCTTTTCCATTTCGCCAAAATGGGGCTCGGCCGGTAATTCGCGTTTCAACATATTGTCGTATTCGCGCTGCCTTTCTTCCAAGACATGGGACGATATTGCGCGAGGTTCGGCGAAGACGGTCTGGGGGCGCGGCGTGAGGGGGACGAGCGCGGGCGAAGCGGTTTCGGAAGCATTCAAGGTGGAAAAGGGCGAATGGCTGCCAAGACCCACGGGTTCTGCGCCAAACCGCACGTGCTTGGTTCCGTCATTATGTGTGACACTTTGCGTATTGGCCCGTCTTATATAATCAATCATATATTGAACAACCTGTTTATTGAGAAGGTTCAGCGACGTTTTGTTCAATATTTGGTGTTTTCGTTTTTGGTAAAACGCTTCAATGACTTCTTTGAACCAGTTTTCGTGGTCCTGCGTTAGCGGGAAAATTTTACGAATATGCGGTATTTTTTGGGAAATATTCCACAATAATTGTTGATTTTCCGGTTGAACGAATTTGGACATGTAGGCGGCGACACGTTACTCTAAAAACCACTAATATATTTCTTTTATGTTTTTTACGTATCAAGAATATTTACACGGACAATATTATTGATAGTTGACGTATCAGTTGGGGGCGATTTTATACCCATAAACCACCACATTCTGAGGATTTTTACCGGTCTTGGTTTTACCCTTACTCAACGCATGTTTTCCGGTCCAGGCTTCGCGCATGGCGACGAGGTCTTCCTCGGTTTCATCCACCGTATTAATCATGAATTTCTGTAACCCTTCAAAAAATCTGCCGTCGATTTCGTCGTAAACCATGGTCCGGTAAAAGGGTTTGCCGGGGCGCACATTGGAATTGTATACCACGGTTTTCACGTGGGTAGTAAACGGGTTGACTCCGCCCCGGTATTTTCGCGTGCGGTTTTTACCTCGACGTTTACGCGTTTGTTTTATTTTCGTACCGCGGGGTCGGGGCATGCCAGATATATTATACCGACAATTTATTTGTTGAAATATTTCTGGCGGAGGTTTTGCATCGCCTTGTCCGGAATACGATGTTTACGGAAAAAGCGGACACGGTCAAATGTAGTGGTCTTCGTTCCCCCTTCACTGTGTTTACGCGCAAACAGTTCCGGTTTGTTTTCCAATGAACCGTAAATGTCCGCGTCGGGCCGTTCCAACAACATGGTGATAATAAAAAAGAGGGAATACATGCCGCATTCGGTGTTGGTATATTGATGGACCAGGGGATAATTTTCTATAAATTTCATGTGAAAGGATTTCGGCAATTCTAAAGCCTGTTTCTGGATGAGTTTGACCAACCGCATAATTTCGGGAGGCGTTTTATCTCCCGCACTGTCGAAATAAAAAATGAAGCGCGTTTTGATGTCAATAAACATTGAAACCCAGTGTGTACCCGGGCCGGTATGTTTATCTAAATTAAACACGATGGCGATTTTATGGTGTTTTTTCTTGATATGGTCACTGAGAGAAAACTGGCACAATTCGTTGGTTACACACGAAGAAGACGAATAACTGTCGGGGGCCGCAAAATCAATAAACGACGGTCCGATGAATTCGAAATGGGGATATCTATCTTCGTACTGGGTGAGTACATTGAAAATATCGTAATTCGACAACCATTCATTGGGATTGTAGTTCCATTCTTTGGGCCGTTTAGGCGCAAAGACGTAATCTCTAATTTTCTTGCGCAATTTTTCGTCTTTTAGTTGGTTAAGCCAACAATCCTCTTTGCCGCATTGAGACATCCGCGCTTTCAATGCTTCCACGACTTTTTCGGGCTCCGTCTCGCGAATAGGATCGTTGCGATGGAGGTGATTGTATTCCGATTTTATCTTGGTTAAAATGTCGGGAGTATAGCAGGTGTCTTTGGTGGCGGTTTCACCGTGTACCATGGGGCTACAATTAAGTTGCGTGTTTTTTTGGGTTTTCCGTTTGCGGTGTTTATTTTTGGGGGTAAATTTTTTAGAAGATCCTTTTCGCGAAATGGCAAACGGCGTCGAGGTCTTTTCACTCAGTACTCGCCGGTTTTTGGACGACTTGAATTTGAACCCTTTTAAAAATGACATCATGGTAGTACGCGTACCTCCTATACAAAACCCGGAGATTATTTGGAAGATGCGAATTTTTTACCTGAAAAGGCCGCCATGTCTCGCGACAGCATATGTCCGGTCTTTCCCGCCGGCATAGATTTATACACCTGTTTGCCCCAGAACGATTTGGGAAAATTGCCAGAAGTTTCGGCGGTATCGGTCGATTTCATGTATCTTTCGTCGAAAAGCGTTTCATCTTCGTCGTTGTTCTCGTGATATTCTTCCGAATGTCCTCCCGTCAGATCTTTACTACAGAGTTCTTGGTCTTCCAAATATTTAATACAAGCCCTTGTAAAATGGTGAAACGTTTCAGAAATTTCGTTATTGAATTGCTTGTTATGTTCGCAGAGAAGCTGCCGAGTAATTCCCATAATACCGTCGTGATATTTGGCGAGGGTTTGGCGATACCGGGCAAATTCCTCGTATTTTGTGGGATCGGTTTTAGAAAGGTACTTGGCGTAGTTCTGCTTGTTCATCAACAACTCCATTGTTAATTTATCTATAGGTGATATCATGTGTGGAATATCGGAATCAGAGGCATGGTCTTCTTCCATAGTATAGCTGGATATGATTCAAAGCTTACACTAACGCAACGGTGAGAACCCGTAACAAGAAAAAAAATAATATTTGATATATGTATATAGTTTACTAAAATGGCGTTTCAATCTCTCCAATCGTTAAAAACTCCTATTATTGCGCCTTCTAGTTTGGGTGGTGGCCCTTACCAAGGTTGGTCGCCGGATCAATTTGGCAACAATGCGCGTGGTAATTCCATCGAACGCCGTATTATTGTGCGTGCGTGGAACAACCCTTACGCAACGGGTACGGTCAACGGTCGTAAACGTGCCATTGGTCCTTTTCGTGCGGTGACGAATTCCGGTGATTTCCTCTCGCGTAAAAATTATTCTTGCGGGGGGTCGAATATGGTCACTCCTGACCGGTACAAACGTGTCAGTAACATCGGCGGCGTTCCGCAAATGTGCGATGGTACGGCCATTCCGCCGTCGACGTGTAACCCGCGTTTTGTGCCAGATAGCTCCGACTATGTGAAATTTAGGCGATTACGCGCACAGAATGTGACCTATAATGAGAAAAAATTCGGCGGTAACGATTCACGCGCGCAGTATGTTCCGTTGATGGCCGTCCGCAGACGCTAATACAATTTTCCCAGCATAGAATATAGTAGATTTTTAATCATGATCAACCAGTATTTAGCCGAATTTTTCGGATCGTGTTTTTTCGTGTTTATTATTTTGGCCACGGGTAATCCGATTGCGATTGGCGCGTCGTTAGCGCTGGCCATGCTTTTAACCAAGGACATCAGCGGTGGTAACATCAATCCTGCGGTCAGTATCACCATGGCGTCGATTGGTAAATTGCCGATTGCGGATTTGGTGCCCTACATTTTGGCGCAGGTGTTTGGCGCCCTGGTCGCTCTGGAAATATACAAACGGGTCCAGTTCTAAGCTAGAGTACCCCCCACCACATACATGTTTATGTTACAGATAAACATGTTATTTACACCCGTGAAGACCGGTCGTTCCGAGACACACAAATTCAATTATCCGAGAGTTTGCGGGGCATACGGTCAAACAGACGATAAATTAAAAAAAGACTGAGAACGGTGATTGAACCCAAGAAAAACCCCGTTACAATGTCCTCGTCAATGTTCAATTTAATAGAGGGCGAATCTTCCGACTCTTCGTCATCTTCCAAGACCAGAGTTTTTACACGCATAGGGTTCAACAACCAATTTGCGTCGATGATCTGGTCGTTAAAAAACCCGTTCACCGTAACCGCGTTTCCATCCCCCACGTAGGAATAATAGGGCTGTATATTGTAGCGATCGACCCGACCACCCACCTCAAACCCTTCCGCTGCGAATATAGACGGCTGTTTTTTTTTCCACACATTGTATTCGTTGGTCGAAATGTACCCGCTTTCCGTGTCGCCCTGGCTATTTTTAATTAATTTTACTTTGACACATTTATTGTCGTCCGGGAGTTGGGCGGCTGCCAATAAATCTTTCGAATCCTGTATTGTTTGGTAGGCCGAATACATCAATCCCGTCTTGCTGGTATCGCCGTCCAAATACGCCATACCGTCAACCACGAACGAACGTTCTTGAACCTGTTGAGTGTTGTCCATACATTGACCCCCCTGTTTTTCAAACTTGCGATTTCCTAAAGGTGCGCCATTCTGTGCGAGGGTCGTCGCACTCGAATTCCCGCCTAATAATGCGTTTTCGTATTGTTGGTATCCCGCCATATTTTTTGTCACACTTAATGTATCGACATTGGTGGCGGGGGTGATACCCATGGCAGCCAAATTTTTAATGTAACCAACATTGAATGTCCCATTCACTACTTTTGACATGTCTATGCCATCAGGAATATCCGATTCTTTTAATGATTTTATGACGGAAGTTGCCATGATACGATATTACACTGTAATATTTGTAATTACACTTATATTATACCTCCATATTTTTACGAGGCCGCGTCCGAGAACGCGCGCAGTGCGACCGCGAAGATTTGTATTACAGGTGTACATCCGTTTCGTTTTCATCTAATTCCGGTCGGGTCCAGGAATTGACAATCTCGGACGTCATGGTACTGTGAATTTTATTTATGGCGGTATCTTGTAGCATCACAATACTCGTCATGTGTTTCAATTGGTATCCCACATATATAGAATCGGCGTCTTTCACGGTGAGCGGGGGGCGACACTTGGTAAAATTGGGGTCGTTCAAATTGTTCTGTAGGTCGGTCATGTCTTGGGTTTTCATGCTGATTTGCGATTTCAACACTTCGGTAACGGTGTCCGGAGTGGAGGAGGAGGCCGCGGGAGGGCGGGCGGCCAATTTGGCCTGTAATCCCGCCAAATCTTCTTTCATGAGGTCCAGCGAACAGTCTCGTGGAGAAAAGGGATGTTGGCTTAAATTCGTCAACTTGATTTTTTTGTCGTTTAATAGGGTGCCGTCAATCAGACCGGCCAAATCGGGGCTCGGAACATAGGACGGAAACATTTTCACGATTTCTTGGTCGTGACGGTGAATGACACCTAATATTTTGGTAATATTGGCAGATCTTTTTTCGGGATCGGGATCCATGGATAAATCGTTGGCGGGAAACTTTGGATCCAGTGCGGTCAATTTCTTATCATGAGCCGAGACATTGTTGACAAGTTCGATCATGATGGTCGAAATTTCCGACCCCGTGAGAGGCTTGGCGGTCATCGCATTGGAATTGAAGACTTCAAATTGGGTAGTGTCGGGAATAGTAAATCCTTCTCGTCGACGAGAACCGTACAATGAAACGCCGAAAATAACGACAACCAAAAATATTACTATATATACAAAATATTTCTTGACGACCTTTAACATATGTTCAACCGTATAAAATATCAAGAGAAATAATATAGACATTTATCGCTTGGATAGAGTAAATATACGTCCTTTCCAATGTTTGCGCTGTTAAATTCGTCTGAAATCTTTTTCCCTAATGACGAATCGGAAAATGTATTGGCGGGTTTTGCGGAGATTCAACAACTAATTAAAAGGTCGGTCAATATCACGAATGGCCACTGCCATTTTACCTACACGCTGGAATACAAGGATATTACCCTATTTTTCAACGGTAAACTTACCAATGTGAACTGTTTGAAAAAGCACGTTCAGTACGACGAGACAGATTTTGTGAACCATTCCGCGAATTTTGAGGAGGGGCTGGTCGTCATCTTACTCTACATACGCTTTGGACTGAAATATTTATTAAATGTGCTCGAGGGGAGGTATGTATTTATGTTGTTGGATCAAAACGTGTACAGTACAAATTCCAAATTATATGTGGTGCGCGACCCGTTTGGACATTTGCCGTTGTATGTGCTGAAGCCCGTCCATCGTGCGAATGTGGGGAACCATTCGCACATGTTGCGAGAAAAAGATTTGTATGTGAAGCGAAACCCGCGTCAAAAAATGTACGGGTTCGCTTCCGAGACGGAGTATTTGGAGTATTTGTGTGAGACGGGGAAATACCGCGACTCGGAAGCAAACCCGTACATGATTGTGCCATTTCCGGCGGGAACCTATACGGAATTTTCGTACCCTTACCGGGTATTGTCGTCGTGGAGTGTCGTAAACGAATTTGTGCCTTTTTTCCATTTACCTAAAACGCAATTTGTCGGGGCTGTGGATCGCGTGTCCTTGGAGATGGCGGCGGATTTTTTGCGAAATCAGTTGATAGACGTTGTTCGGCAAATTCTGGACAATCGGGACAGTGATGTTCCTCCCACTATGTTGATTACGACGAACAGTGAGGACATCCTGCTCCTGGGAATTTTAATCCGTCTATACCGCGCGAAATGTGGCGAGGCATCTCGGGTTCGAACCGTGTGTTTTACGGGGGAAGACTGCGCGAATTGCGAGAAAATCGCGCAATATTATGATACGGATCATATAACTATTGATAAGGAGAACTATGGCGCATTTTTATTGACACAAACGGCGGATATGTTTACGGCGGAAACCGCGATTTCTGAGGTGGAGTATCAGAAGAGCGATTTGTTAACATACGATTACGACTGTCGCAACCGTGTTTTGAATTATTTTTCAGAGGGCAAAGTCTGCGAGATTGAACAATCGGCGGTTCATTTGGAATGGCATCGGCCGTTTCTAAATGAAAAATATCTGAATTTTTATTTCTCGTTACCTTTGGAAATCCGCGGGAGTCGGGACATTGTGAAACAGGAAACGTCGTTTACTTTGGAGGACTATCAGCCTTAATTACTCTATCATTCATTTCGGCCGGCACGACTTTGGGAAAAAATAATTTGGGGTCTCCGTCAATCACGTTTACACTATAATTTTTTTGTAGGTAGCCATTGTTACTTTCAATTAACATGATTTTTAAATAAATCAACGCAGACACTGAAAATCCCATAAATGCCACGGCGGATATGAAAATGTCCTGCGCATTGCCTTGTTTTTTTACCATAGCAGGAATCGCACAAAACAATAGAATAATTCCTATGAAAAAAGACAACCAGACAAAAGCTTGTGAAAACCAGTTGTCTCTCGCAGACCGTGTAAGATAAAAATATGCCTCTGGAAATACCACAATGAAAACCATGAACCCAACAACTGTTAGCATCGTTGCTATTGCGTACTGCATCATATTGTTGGGGTCCATTAAATTGGAACCAGATGTGACGGCATACGTGGGAACTTCCTGGGAATAATCCAAATCCACATTGTCACATTCCATCCAGGATGTTGCGGTGTTATCCGTAAGACCTTCCGTAAAACCCTCTTGATAATTGGCGCCGACCGTGGATTTCGTCTCAGGTGTATTTGTGGACGAAATCGCGGAAGAAAACCCCGGGGCAGATGTTCCCATTTTACTCGCGGACAATGTATCATATTTCGAAGTTTCCAGAAAGGGTTTTTTAATGGCTTCAATGTCGCCTTGTGAAAATCCGGTAAAATGGGATTGAACGGCGACGGCGGTCTTAAACACCACTACAAATGCCGCAGAGGTTTCATAGTAATAACATTCACTCTTGTTCGGTAAGACACTATTTAATTCTATTTCTTGTACGGATTTCGAATCCTGGA